AGGAACAAGAACGACTACTCTATCGTTTTTTTTTAACAAGTCTTCAAGAATAACGTCAGCCTTAGAAACAAAACCTTCACTTAATCCTTGATCAACAATTATCTTACGTATAATTTTAGCAACCTTCTTAGCAGTTTCCGGTTCGGCGTCTTTATTAACAAGCTCTCTCTCTAAATCTGATAGTAACACATCACCTAAATCAATATGTAATGCCTTACGAGCAAGGTTTACTAAAAACGTTTCTCCTTCTGTTGTTAACGGTTCAGCTGGCTCAACAACAGGTGGAGGAACAGGAGGTCCACCAACACCAGGAGGAGGAATTGCTGGTTCAAAATCTCCACCACCAGGCGGGCCTTGTCTTGGAACAAACTCGTCTGGGCCTTGCTCTGTAAGCGCTTCATCATCGACGTCGGTTGAAGAATTAAGTTTAGCAAGAGTTTCAGAAGACTTAGCGGCTACTTTTTTGGTTAACTCATCATCGGCGTCTAGCGCTTTCTCTTCGTCGGGTGTAAGAGCAGGTAGATTTGGGTCCTTTTCATTATCGAGTTTCTTTTTTCTTATTTGTGCAATAACGCTAAGGTCCGGGCTGCTGTCAGTCAATTCAGCAATTTTTTTAAGAAACTTACTCATTGTAATTATTTATAGCAACGAAAGCTTATTTCTTATATCATTGAAATATGTTTTATCTAAAAATGTCAATTCATATCGCTTACAGAAATATTGTAATTTACTAAAATAAAACTTACCTGTTTGTATCTTAGTAAGCTTTCTCATTAACAATACAACTAACTCCGCTGCTGAACCATCACAATTAAGTTTTTTCTTAAAATCTCTAAAAGATAATGGTTTACATAACACGATAACCGGAAATTTTTTAATAAAAACATCTAAAAAAGGAATATATTGCTTATTAAGTGTATTAGCAGTATCAAAATATATCACAGGCTTCTTCTTATTATTATAGCTCTTTAATACCTCACAGGTATAGTGTATAAAATAATGAAATATATATTTTTTATGCTGTTTATTATTAAATTTTAATTCATTGTCAAATTCAGATACCTTATCTATAGACGAATTATGAATACGCTCCATTACCGGAGTAAAATTAATAATATTAAAGAGTGAATTAGGTAACCTATATGAGAGACTCGGGCTTAAATGTGTGCTTTTCGTTAAGTTGTCTAATTCTATCTGCATTGTTCTTCCAAAAATCTGTGTAACTAGTTATAATATATTTGCTAGTATAACGCAAGTAATTTTTATATCGGAAATAATGTGATAAGTTTGTTGGAAATAAAATATAACTACCTTTACGAGTTACTTTAATAACTAAAAACCAATTGTCTTCACTTTCAGCTTGTTTAATCCATTTATTTAAAGTTAAATTATTAGTGAATAATTTATGATAATCAAATGTCTTATAGCTCTTACACTCGATCTTAAAGGAAGACATACACGGAGGTACCATAATATCTCCATCCATCATACGCTTTTGATCTTCCGTTAATCGATCAAGTCGGTGAAAATTAGCGCCTCCAGTATAGGCTCCGGAGTTTGGAACTCTAATAAAATTCTCATTAAACGTCTCACTTAGATCCTTTGCGACTTCGCGCTCCCAGCTGTTACCTTTTTGTTTGGCCGCGCTCGGCATTATATAATTACTTATGACTTAGCTAGATCTTGCAAGTTTTTTCTTTTTACGCTTTTTCTTTACCTTACCTTTGCGTTTTATAGTAGCACCTAATACTTTAGGTATTCTCGCATCACCCGGTTGATATGTATCCGTACTATTATACTCACCTGCGCCTTGACCACCAGTCGCCGCCATATTAGCCGAGGCAACAGTGTTATCAGCTAAATATTGTGTAACTACTTGATCAAATAAAAGCGTCATATAATTATTTAGTTGATTTCTACGTAAATATACTATAATAAGTAAATGGAGATTAGTGATATTATCAATCAATATCTTAAAGAAGCGAGTATTGATACAAATTTAGATCGATTAGAAGTTACTTCCACTCAAGAACAATTGATATCTAATAAACATAAATGGTCTGCTAGATTAATCAACCATAAAATTAATTTAAATAATTTTAAGTCCGAGCGAGGTTCTCTCTTAGAACAACATATTATCAAATATCAAGAAGATGAACCAGTACGTGTAAATAGATCTATTGCAAAAAAAGCAGTTGAAAATAAAAAAGAAATAAAAGCTATAGATTTAAAAATTCAAAATGAAATTCTCATTATTAGCTTCTTAGAGAATATATATAAAAATATAAGCTTCGCAACAAATGATATAAAAAACTTAGTCGAATTAATGAAGCTTGAGACTCAATGATTAATATTACATTAAACTCAAACTCTCAAGCTATATTAGAAGGACCTGAATTAGATATTATCAGAGAGCATTTTAGTGTAAAAAACGAAGCTGCTCATTTTCAAAGACGGTTTGGTAGATTTGTTCCTCACAGAACGTATGTAATTACTCAACAAGGTAAAGCTGATGTTGGATTATTAATAGAAATTGCGAAATTTTGTAAAACAAAAGAAATAAAAATTAATTTTTCAAAAGAAATAAAAAATTCATTAGCGCCTGGATTACGTAAAGATAATATTATTGATTATAATTTAAATTTAGAATATAGAGATTATCAACAAGATATAATTAACAAATGTATTGATCAAGGCCGAGGAACAGTAATATTAGCAACTGCAGGTGGTAAGACCTTAACTATGGCTGGTTTATTAGAATTTTATTATAATAATTATAGTAAAAATTTTAAAGGTTTAATTATTGTACCTGATTTAGGATTAGTAAATCAAACAATATCTGACTTCGAGCAATACGGTGTATCATTCTCTACGACCAAATATACTGGAAAAGATGAATTAATACTATCTCGTAATATTATTATAGCTAATTTAGGTATATTACAAAGTTTAAAACAAGACATTTCGTGGATAGAGCATATTGATTTTTTAATAGTAGATGAAGTGCATAAAGTAAGAAGAGGTAATAAAATAAATAATATTCTCAAAAAAATTACTACCTCTCACCGCTTTGGCTTCACCGGTACATTACCTGATGATTTATTAGACAAGTGGAATATTTTTGGAAAGATAGGACCGCAATTATTTGAAAAAAAAGCTCATGAATTAAGAAACGAAAAATATGTTGTACCTGCAAAAGTACATGTATTAGAACTAAATTACGATACACCATCTTCACAGATATATCACGGAAGCAACTCTAATGCGTACTATTTACAAGAAAATGAATTTATACGTAGTAATTGTTTTAGAAACACTTTATTAGCAAACCTTTCAAATAAATTAGATAAGAATGTATTAATATTAATCGACTATATAGAGCATGGGGAATTATTACTTAATACGTTAAAAGATATCTGTAAAACTCAACAAGTATATTTTATTCAAGGAGAAGTAGAGGTAGCTGAGCGTAAAAAAATACAAACGTTAATGGAGAAAAAGAATAATATAATAGTTGTTGCTATTTCTAAAATATTTTCCACAGGTATTAATATAAAAAACTTGCATTATATAATGTTCGCTGGAGGAGGTAAAGCAAAAATAAAAATAATACAAAGTATAGGTCGTGGCCTACGATTGCATTCTGATAAAAAAGAGCTTATAATATTCGACATCGCTGATAATTTACGCTACGGTCAACGGCACATGGAGCAACGACTATCATTATACGACAGTGAGCATATAAATTATAAGTTTACACAGTACTATGAAACCAAGAACAAAAAAACCAAGAGCAAAATCTAAAAAACCAAATAAAAAAACATATTATGTTAATCCAAAACAATTTCTACAACAATTAACAGAATATTATGAAACAAACGATTTAATCGATGAATTAGCTACGTCTGTTTATAAAATTGCCGTTGGCTTAAGCTATTCTCCTAACTTTATAAATTATAGCTATAAAGATGAAATGATAGGTGATGCTGTTGTAAAAATGATAGCAGCTGTAAACAACAAAAAATTTAATCTCGAGTCTACGTCAAATCCCTTCTCATATTTTACTACTATTGCCTATCATGCATTTATTAATAGAATAAAGAAAGAAAAGAAATATAGAGAGACAATTAACGACTATCAAGAACAAGTATACGGGGATTTAGCTAGAGATAAAGAAATAGTAAATAAACAACCAGTTAAAGACTACGATCGAGAATTATATACATAATGGTAGGAGAAAACAATAAAAAGGTCGGATTCTTTTCTGATTTACACATTGGCATACATCAAAACAGTGAGAAATGGCATGATGTAACCTTTGAATGGGCAAAATGGTTTACATCTGAATTAAAAAAACAACAAATTACTAAAATAATATTTGGTGGTGATTTTTTTCATTATAGAGATGAAATAAACGTCAAATCTCTTCATTTTGCCAATAGTGTATTAGACTTGTTTAATGATTTTGAAATAATCATGATTCCCGGTAATCATGATGCATATTATAAAGATAATTCTAA